TTCCTGCGCTGTATCTCATTCGGGTTTTTTCTTCCCATTAAATCACCTCATTACTAAGCGCATAGTTTCCAATATCATCTGTATGCCATAATGTAATACCATTATCGAAAACGGCTTTTAGTTCTTTCAAATCCTCATTGTTAAAGCTTCCTGTAATCACACAAGAAACGGTTTGAACGAAATTCCAGTTTTGACGTGTATGGAAGTTTGGCACTTTTACTTCATTCAACTTGTACCCATACATATTAAAGAAGGCGGTCAATTTTTTACGATATTCGGGTTTGATTTGTTTCTTTAATAGAAATAACCCTCTGTACCCGTTACCAAATTCAAAGGCGGTATTGCTTCCCATCTTACTAATTGAAGGAGGGATATTTGCAATATCTTGTTGTTTGGCTTGAATGGCTTGTAAATCTAAAACGGTATTTCCTGCTCCTTGGACACCTTCGATTCCAGCTTGTGCAACACCTACAGGATTTCTTCTACTGGCACTTACCCCACCACTTACTGCGGTAGATAATCCGTTTGCTACCCCGTTAAACATAATGCTGTTTTGTTGGTTAGAAATGCTGTTTCTATTACCCTGCAAGTAGGCTGCTAAAAAGTCGTTTAAAATAGGAACATCACTAGGATTATTATTAATAATTGAACCTTCTAACATAACCTTATCGCCTAATTCACCAATGGGTACACTTTGTCCAACATTGTAGTTCGCTACCGTATAAGAAACCTTATTACTTGTTCCCATTGAACCACGAACGTTTATTTCTAGAAAGTCAGCAAAGATGTATTCATTTTTGAAATCTCGTCTGTTTCCTTTGAAATCATCTAATGTTAAAACTGTGTACGGATGCATGAGTAATTTTGATTCTGTGACAGAAACATAATCATCATACTTGTTGCCAAAATCTTTTCGTATCATTTCGTATTCTTTAATTTCTTTTACGTAAATGGTATTAAAGTTTTCGGCTTTATCATCGGCAACACCAGCAAGCTCATACATATCTTCATCAAATGTCAGTGTACTTCCACTTAATGTAACGCCTGCGCCCACATAATCCGTAATGAAAATAGAGACAATGTTATTTACTGCATCATCTTGTGTATACAATCCTTTTAAGACTGTTTTTACATTACTGATTCCGATGTTTGAATCAACGTCAGAACCGTCTGACTTGAATGGGTGAACATAATACGCTAAAGGTTGCGGAACACCGTTTACAGTTGCTTTGATTTTTGTTGTTTCTTCACTAGGGTTTGTTTCCTCACCAGTGTTCACATCATCGTGCATTTTCTGTTTGGCTACAATTACGAGAAATTGAATGTTTCCAAATGGAATATAATTTTTCACATTCACAATGTCATATTCCGTTCCGTATGCAAGACCTTCATCTACTGTGTTAATAACGGGTGAACCGTCATCGTTCCATAGTTTACAATGTTCTCTGACAACAAAAGAAGGTTTGAAGTTCATCATAAATTTCCATGTTTGAAAAACATCGATTTGAAAATGAACATAGGTTACATTTTTATTTTTGTATTCAAGTTTGGTCACAAATGCATAAAACCATTTGCTGTTATATTGAGCGTTCTGAAACATTAAATAATTCACGTTCCATAGTTCGTCAATCGACTTGTTAACAGAAACAAAGTTTTTTCCTTCAATTTTTTGAAAGGTTGCTTCACTCATAGAATGAACAGCAGGTTTATTTGTAAAATAGGTGGTTTGCTCTGATTGAGTATCAAACCACCTTGTATGTTTATAATCATTCGAGAAAGGAATACCCGACAAAAGTCGAATATTCGTTCCCGAACTAGGTACAACAGCCATTCGCTATTCCTCCTTATGATGGAATAACCGTTACGATTGATTCACCTTTTACTTTTGAAGAATCAGCCAGGGTAACTTCAGCAGTCACGCTAAGTTCTCCAACTTGAGTTGCTCCAATTGTTAGTACACCATTTGTGTCAATCGCTGTACCACTTGCAAGTGTGCTACCAGTAGCCGCAACTACTTTCCATGTAACAGGATGGTCAAGTGTATCAGTCGCACGTACATATGCTTTATATGCAAATGTTCCACCTTGTTTAATAGATAAAATTGTAGGGTCTACAATAACTTGTGTTACTGCTGGTACTGTTCCACTTACAAACGCTACTGCATTTGCAAAACGTGAAACGGATAATGTTTGCCAAATGTGATAGTAGTAATTCCAATAAAGACCTTTAGGGTTTCGGATTGTTTCCATCTTTTGAAGATTGTCATAAACCATAAACCAATCACGGTCAATCAGAACAGCTTCTAAACCACTTGATGCGAAACCGTCAATAACAGTTACATGACCAACAAAGTTTGTTCTATCCATATTGAATGCTTTTGCTAAAACGTCAACGTCTAAAGTTGCTTCCAACTCAGCGTCAATGATTAAATGTAAATCTTCCATATCAGAACGTGTATGAACAGCAAGTGCATTATAATCACGTGTGCCCATTGGTAAAGTCATACGTCTTGCAGTTGCACGTAATTTTTTTACAAACTCACGTGTAGCTGTTTCAGTGTCAGGAGCTGTAACAGGAATAACTTTGAAAAGACCTTTTGAATAGTAGTTATCTACTAATAGACGCATATATTTATATTCGTCTACTTCTGCGCTGTTATAGATCGCATTAATAATAGAAGAAACGAACCCTTCAAAATTTCCCCAAGATGTAAAAGCACTTTTTAATGATTCGTCTTGGATTGTTTGTTGATACAATTCTTGACGGTTACGTTCATGGAAAAGAGTTTTTACGTTTGGAATTTGACGTTTAAACACTGTTTGTTCTGCGTCAAATGGGTCGTACTTTTTCGCTGTTGTAATGTCAGTAAAGATTTCTTCAATGGTTCTTCCTTGTGGCATTTGTCCTTTTTTGAATTTCTTCAAAGGGTTTTCCAGTGAAACAGTTTTTAATACTACTAAACCAATACGGTCTACTAATGAAGTAATGAACTCATTTTGAATTGTTTGGTTTTGTAAAATACCTGCACCGATGTCTGCAACGTTGCTTGCGTCAGCTAAAGGAACATATGTTTTAAAGCTATCGCCTGCGCTGTTACGAATAGCATTCACAATGTCATACGTTTGTGTAATGCCTAAAGATGTTTTTACGTTACTAATTGTAATACGCATGTCTTTCCTCCTACTTTTCTAATGATTCTAATGTAATTGTTTCGGAAAAGGTTTTTTCTTCTTCCTTCTTTTCCAATTCAGGGTTACCAGTAATTCCAACTTGTCTAAAAAGCTGGCTGTTTGAAACGATTAAATCATCGTTGTTCTTTTGCAGTTTCGTATTTGTTTCATTTAGTTGATTGAAATCTGCAAGGACTGTTCCATAGTCAACGCGCAACTCTTGTAAGATTTCTGTGCGTCTACTTTGTTCCAAGTCACTTTGTAAAAGTTCGTTCAATAGGTTTTCGTGGTGTTCACGTTCTAAAGGCATTGTGAGAACTTCACCTCACTTTAATAGAATTTTTTGTTCATTTGTCTTATAGATTATGTTTTCCAGTGATTCCCCGTATCACTAGTAATAGTATAACATGGAAAAGCTTGTTTGTGTCGAACTTTGTCGAATAATGTCGAATAATGTAGAACTTTTGTCGAATTTTGCTTGTTTTTTGTTAAATCTTTCTTTATAATAAGTCTTGTAGCCTAGTTTGTTAGGTTACTAGATAAATGTGTTTCAATAATGTTACATAAATATGTTTCAAAAATTAATTAAAAATTTGTTTTAAAAATAGTTGACATTATTGTTTCAATCATTTAGAATCATAAGAGTAAACAAGTTAGTAATTAAAAATTAACCATATAAAGGGGCATGTTAAAATGCGTAAAACAATGACTAAAGAAGTAACGAAAACAATCGTAAAAGTAACTGAGGTAAAAAGTGTTGATGGTCAACCAGTAGCAGAACGTTTAGAAGATGTTACACTATTAGGAAATGTTTCACTTGAAAAAGCTCAAAGAATTATTGCAAAAGAATTTGCTGGTAGAAATGTTACAGTATTTGACGTAGAAACAAATACACAAGTTTATGAATTACCAGTTGAAGAATTTATTAAAATTGCTGAAATCAAAGAAGACTCAAAAGAGGATTCAAACGAGCAAGCATAATTCTTACTTAATTTATTAGCTATAAAAATTTATATAAAATACTTCTATTAAAAGGTGGAAATTAAAAATGTCAAACGAAATCATGAATACAAATAACCAAGAAAACTATGCAGTTACAAAAGATGAAAAAGGTAAGTTTCAACGCAAAGCAATCTACACACCGTTTTCAAGTGTTAAAGCTGAAACACGTGAACAGAAAATTGCAATGGTAAATTTATTATCTGATGATTCAGAAGCGCAACCATTAAAAGAACATATTGGTCACCAAATTGAAATCGCAGATGTTATCTTTCAACCGTATGACAAGGTTAATGAAGATAATGGAGAAATTGAATATGGTGTTGTTACTTACCTAATCGATCAAGACGGTATTGCATTCGTAACTTCTTCAAAAAGTGTGTACCACACATTAAAGAAATTCTTTGTTGTATTCGGTGAACCTCACTATGATAAAGACGAAGCATTAATCGTTCAAATTGTACAAAAAGATGGACGACAATTTAAATACGTTGACCTTAAATTAATTGGATAATTGGAATTGAATACGCAACCTTGTTTCTGAGGTTGCGTTTTTTCTTCTCTACTATAGGGCAAGGGGTATAAATTTTATGGCTAAAGTTACACCAATTCGTATAACAAAAAAGGACAAAGCCGATTTTCAGCGTTTGTCCCGTAACGTAAAATCTAAAGTAAATCGTACAAGAAAGAATTATGGTGTTGACTTATCAAGTGTAGTCGAAACACCTAAAAATATTGAATCGTTTCAAACACGTAAAGAGTATAACGAATGGAAAAAGTCAGTAGGTTCGTTTACTAATCGTGGAAATCTGAATTATCAGTTCATGAAAAATAAACATGGTTTAGTTATCACGAAAAAGACTTTTCAAGAAGCTGTAAGAAATGAGAAGTTAGGTGCTAAATATGCGAAGCAAAAGAAGAAAGAATTCATGGACAGACCTTTTTATAGTGGAGGACAGAAACAACTTCTAAGCGTTGAACAATATCAAAACATGTTCAAACGTCCCGACATTTTAGGTTATGAGAATCCTCTAGGCTTTAACTTCGATAACATTGACCGTCCTAGTCGTTTGGAAAGGAAATTGGAGAATTTAGAAAAAAGGGCGCAACCCGATTTCTTTGATAAGCGTATGGAGGTTATGAAAGAGAATTATATGAAGGCTCTAGAAACTACATTCAATAGTGATGCAGAATTTTTAGTTGATAAATTTAAAAATATTCCTGCACAGGATTTTTATGAAATGTACTTAATGTTTGATGAAATGAATTTCGATTATCATTACACGGAAGATAAAGAAAGCCCAACCAGTGGCAGGTTAGGCATGATAAATTCTTATGTTGACAAATATCAAAAAGGCGAAATTGATATGAGTCTAAAAGGTTTTTAAAAGAGGTGCTTTTAATGAGTAAAGATAAACGTAAAAAATTTAGCTGTGACTTTGAAACCACAACAGATATTGACGATTGTCGTGTTTGGGCGTATGGATATATGGAAATTGGCAAACGTGAAAACTTTCATATTGGCAATAACCTTGATGAGTTTATGGAATGGGCGAAAGAGGTACAAGCTGACCTCTATTTCCATAACTTAAAATTCGATGGTGAATTTATTGTCAATTGGTTATTAAAGAACGGTTACACGTTTGATAAAAAAGGTGGGGCGAACACCTTTAATGTTATTATATCCAATATGGGACAATGGTATATGATAGATATTTGTTATGGTGTCACAGGTACTGGAAAACGTAAGCAAAAATTGCATACGGTTATTTATGATAGTTTGAAAAAGCTACCGTTTCCAGTTAAGAAAATTGCAGAAGATTTCAAACTTGAAATCAAAAAAGGCGATATTGATTATAAAGCATACCGCTCACCTAATCATACCATAACTCAAGAAGAATTTGAATACATTAAGAATGATATAGAAATCATTGCAATTGCATTAGAACAACAGTTTGAACAAGGGTTAAAGAAAATGACCAATGGTTCTGATGCATTAGCAGGCTTTAAAGATATTATAGGGAAAAAGGTTTTTGAGAAACATTTTCCTGTTTTTAATCATAAATTAAATGAACAGGTACGATGGGCATATCGTGGAGGGTTTACTTGGTTAAACGATAAGTACGCTGGAAAAGACATTGAAACAGGTATCGTTTTTGATGTAAATAGTCTTTACCCTGCTCAAATGTATTACAGACCTTTACCGTATGGTGCACCGCTGCCATTCAAAGGTGAATACAAACAAGATGATTTATACCCGTTGTTTATCCAACACATTAGATGTGAATTTGAATTGAAGGATGGTAAAATTCCAACAATCCAAATCAAACGTAACATGTTGTTTAAAGCGAACGAGTACTTAAAAGATAGTAAAGGCGAAGTTGTAGACCTTTTTGTTTCAAATATAGACCTTGAATTAATGAAAGAACATTATCATCTTTATGACGTTGAATATCTTGGAGGGTATAAGTTCAGACAGAAAACAGGATTGTTTAATGATTATATTGATTATTGGACAGAAATAAAAATCAATAATGACGGTGCTATTAAGTTATTAGCAAAACTTATGTTGAACTCTTTATACGGTAAATTTGCAACAAATCCAAACGTAACAGGAAAAGTACCATTTTTACGAGAAGACGGAAGCTGTGGTTTTGCAATGGGTGAAGATGAATTGAAAGATCCGATTTATACACCAATGGGTGTTTTCATTACATCATGGGCTAGATATACAACAATCACTACTGCTCAGAAGTGCTATGACAGAATCATTTATTGTGATACGGATAGTATTCATTTAACTGGTGGAGATATTCCAGAAGCAATAAAAGACGAAGTTCACCCTAAAGAATTAGGTAAGTGGGCATATGAGGGAACGTTCAAACGTGCACGTTATTTAAGACAGAAAACTTACATACAAGAACTTTACGGAAAAACGTACACGAATGACGAAGGAAAAGAAATATTTACAGAATGTTCACCTTTAGATGCAACCACAACAAAAGTAAGTGTTAAATGTGCTGGTATGCCCGACAACATTAAAAAGAATGTTAATTTTGATAACTTCTTTGTAGGTTTAACCCTTCCAGGCAAATTAATGCCTCAACATGTTGACGGTGGAATTGTTTTAGTTGATACTACATTTTCGGTTAAATAAGGAGACGAGAAA